CAAACTGCTACCGCTAGAGATGGATTTGAGCCTAAATGCGTATCTGATATTTGCCTTAAAAAAGACCGATACACGCATAAAGGCTGGGCTTTTGAGTATTACACCCATCCAGCAAAGACACTAACAGATGAGGAAATAGATGCAGTAGGTGATGAAGTTTCAAATCTTATTGACACCTATGCTGGTAGACGAGAATTTGCTAGAGCAATACTAAGAAAGGCAAGCGAAAAATGAAAACAAACCATGATGGAACAATTACTTTAAATGCTTATGATACTTGGACTGCTTGCAATACTTGTGGTCAAAGAGTTACAGGCGATTCTATCCATACTTGCTCACCACAGTTAAAGACACTAACAGATGAGGAAGATACAAAGTGCCAATACTGCAAACAAGGGTGTATTCGGTGTGATGCTAGAAAATTACTAACAGATGAAGAAATAAGGCAGATTGCCGTTGAATGTGGTGTTTATATAAATGAACAGGGGAGTATTTATCCTGACGATATATGTATTTATAGCTTTGCTAGAGCAATACTAAGAAAGGCACAAGAGTGAGCATAATAACGATTGACTTTGAGACTTACTATGATAAGTCAACATTCAGTCTGTCAAAGATGACGACTGAGGAATATGTGCGTGATGATAGGTTTGAAGTTATCGGTGTAGCCGTTAAAGTAGACGGTGGCGAAACCGAATGGGCTAGTGGTACGCATGAACAATTAGCAAGCTACCTAAAAACTTTTGATTGGAAGAACTCAATGTGCATAGCGCACAATATGGTATTCGATGGCTTTATTCTTTCTGAACGCTTTGGTATCTATCCTAAAATCTACGCTGATACTTTATCTATGGCTCGTGCATTACATGGTGTTGAAGTTGGCGGCAGCCTTGGAGTGTTAGTAGAAAGATACAAACTAGGTGTTAAGGGTGATGAAGTTATCGCCGCCACCGGGAAATACAGGTCAGACTTCACAGAAGAAGATCTTGATAGATATGGTGATTACTGTGTCAATGATGTGGAGTTAACCTACAAACTATTTAATCTAATGATTACCAAAGGCTTCCCCAAATCAGAGATGAAGTTAATAGACCTGACCATGCGGATGTTCTGCCAACCAAAACTAGAACTAAATTTAACTTTACTTGAACAGCATTATGATGATGTTAGGGCGGCAAAGGCTAAGTTGTTAATAGAAGCTGGTATTACTAGTCGTGAGGAACTGATGAGTAATCAGAAGTTTGCCGAACTATTAAAACAGTTAGGTGTAGAACCCCCTACAAAAATTAGCCCAACAACAGGTAAAGAAGCCCTTGCTCTAGCTAAAAATGACGAAGACTTTAAGGCTTTGTCTGAACATCCTGATGTAAGAGTGCAGGCTTTAGTAGCGGCTCGCATTGGGTCGAAATCAACGCTTGAAGAAACTCGTACTGAAAGGTTTATTGGAATCGCCAAGCGAGGGTTGATGCCAGTCCCACTCAAGTATTATGCGGCTCATACAGGGCGATGGGGTGGTAGCGACTCGCTGAACTTACAGAACTTGCCAAGCAGGGGTACGAATGCAGGTAAGCTGAAGAAGGCTATCGAAGCACCTGAAGGTTATGTAATTATTGACGCTGACTCAGCACAGATTGAAGCAAGAGTATTAGCGTGGTTGGCAGGACAAGATGATTTAGTAAAGGCTTTTACAGATGGCGAGGATGTATATAAAATCATGGCTTCTGCTATATATAGCAAGGCAGTCGAGGAAATTAGCAAAGAGGAACGCTTTGTCGGTAAGACAACAATCCTTGGGGCTGGCTACGGCATGGGGGCGCAGAAATTCGGGGCGCAACTTAAGACTTTCGGCGCAGAAGTTACAGAAGATGAGGCACGGCATATTATCCAAATCTATCGGGAGACTTATCCAAACATAACCGCTTTGTGGCGACAAGCACAGGGGGCCTTAGACGCTATAACCAAAGGCATGACAACATCTTTAGGTAAAGAGGGTGTGCTGTATGTGGACCCAAAAGAACGTGGGGTTAGATTACCTAGCGGACTCTTTATGCGATACGACAAACTTGTTGCAGTTAAAGACGAAAACAACAAACTGCAATATCAATACAAGACTCGTTACGGTTGGAATAAGATATACGGCGGTAAAGTTATTGAGAATGTTTGCCAAGCCCTAGCCCGTTGCATCATTGGTGAGCAGATGATAAAGATAGCTAAGAAGTACGATGTTGTTTTAACGGTACACGATGCGATTGCCTGTATAGTTAAGGAAGATGAAGTAGAGGAAGCCCAAGCCTACATTGAAGAATGTATGAAATGGACACCCGAGTGGGCAGAAGGATTGCCTGTTAATTGTGAATCAGGATATGGGAAAAGCTATGGCGATTGCTAATATTACTAGAAAACAACTACTAGACTTGTTAAGGCCTGGGATTAACGAGTTATTTGAAAAAGCATACACAGAATTTGACCCACAAACATATATAAAGGAGGTGGATTTTGGACAAGATATACAAGATGCAAAACTACAACATCGGCTACACGATAACCGATGAAATGATTGAAGACCAAGTAGCTAATGTTATGGCAGATAAGTATACGACTGCACTGGCTAACTCTTTAGGTATGACTAAGGAAGCAGTTGCCGCTAGTATTTGGGAGATGGGTGCGCAAGCACCTAAAGACTATATAAAAGAGGTGAACTTTGATGAGTAACTTAACGCTAGGCGGGCTGACACTTTGCAAAAACAAAGATAGTGAGTATAAGTGGATTCGGGCGGATGTAACTCCCCAAGGATGGAATCCCGTAGGCACAACAGACAGCGATGTAAATGTTTTTAGAGTGCCTGTCTTTGACGCACCTTATATTAAAGAAGTGGACTTCAAATGAAACTACCAGCGTGGTCGTATTCAAGCATTAAATTGTTTGACCAATGCCCTAAAAAATATTACCACCTGCGTGTAGTAAAAGACGTTAAAGAACCACCAACGGATGCGATCTTATACGGTAAGCAGTTCCACGAAGCGGCCGAACTATATGTTAGAGATGGTACACCCATACCCCCACAATTTGCATTTGCTAAGTCTGCATTAGATAATCTAAAACAGTTAGAAGGTGAGAAGCATTGTGAACTTGAGATGGGTTTAACTGAAAATTTAGAGCCATGTGGATTTAAAGACCCTGATGTATGGTGGCGAGGGGTAGCTGACCTAGCGGTTATCAATGGTGACGAAGGCAGGGTACTTGATTACAAGACAGGAAAGTCTGCCAAGTATGCGGACACTGACCAGCTAGAGTTGATGGCACTTGCTATGTTCAAGCACTTTCCCGAATTGCGCCTAGTAAAAGGGGCATTGTTCTTTGTTATTTCCAAGAACTTTATAAAAGACTCGTATAACAAGGAAAACCAAGATAAAATGTGGGCTAAGTGGCTTGCAGAATACAATCGTATGAAGTTCGCCTATGAGAACAATGTGTGGAATCCACGACCAAGTGGACTGTGCCGAAAGCACTGTTTGGTGTTGGAATGCCCCCACAACGGAAGGAACTGATATGGGTGAGATGTTAGAGTTGGAGAACGCACACTTGACTAGCCGTAGCCATTTAGTGATAGATCACCCTGCGTATTACTATCCAGTCTTAAAAACTCAATACGGGTGGACTGATGGAAAGACTACGGTGTGGAATGATGAGTGGGAAATAAAGGAATTAAAAGATGCCTTACGTAAATAAGCCTCGTCCTTATGCTAAAGAATACCAGCAACAAAAAGATCGAGGTGAACTCGAGCGTCGTATGGAACGTCAACGTGCAAGACGTGCGATTGATAAGATGTATCCTGATAAAAATAAAAATGGTAAAGCAGACATTCGTGAAGGTAAAGATGTTGCCCACGTGAAAGCACTTGACAAGGGTGGCTCAAATAAGAACGGTGTGTTCATCGAATCAGCAAGCGGTAATCGTGCCTTTAAAAGAGATAAGAAAAGCAACTTAGTAGGGGAAACTACTAAGAAAGAAAAGGGCGAAAAGAAGTTAAGCAAGGTTGTAAAGTTAAAGAAATAGTAGTAAACTTGTAGTACAAATTAGATGGGTGAAGTGGGAGACCACTTTCACCTGATATTCGCTTCATTGGAGAATGTGTGGAAATCAAAGACAACAAGGTATTGTTGCTGAATTTACGTAACCCGAATAAGATTACGACCGTCATTCCCAAGAGTAAACAAATTGGGGAGAATCAAGTGGCTGTGCATTGGGGGCTAGACGAAGCAAGAGTATTAAGAAATTTATCAATTAAAAATGTACCATCACCGATACTTGGGCAATACAAGTGGGAAGGTGTACACAAACCGTTTGAACATCAGAAAGATACATCATCGTTCTTAACCTTAAACCCTCGTGCATTCTGCCTTAACGAGCAGGGTACAGGGAAAACAGGTAGTGTTATTTGGGCGGCAGACTATCTAATGAAGATAGGTAAGATCAAGCGTGTGCTAGTCATCTGCCCTTTATCTATTATGGATTCAGCATGGAGAGCAGACCTATTTAAGTTTGCCATGCACCGCCAAGTAGACATAGCTTATGGTAGTAAAGAGAAACGGGCTAGGATTATTAAGTCTACCGCTGAGTTCGTCATCATCAACTACGACGGAGTGGAAATTGTACAAGACGATATAGTAGCAGGTGGCTTTGACTTAATTGTTATTGACGAAGCGAACGCATACAAGAATGCCCAGACGACTCGTTGGAAAACACTCAATAAGATATTGAAACCAGAGACATGGTTATGGATGCTTACAGGAACACCAGCCGCACAGTCACCCGTAGACGCATATGGACTAGCAAAGTTAGTGAATCCAACAGGAGTGCCTAGATTCTATTCAGCATTTAAAGATATGGTGATGTACAAGGTGTCGCAGTTCCGTTGGGTAGTCAGACCAAACGCAGATCAAATTGTATTTGAAGCATTACAGCCAGCAATTCGTTATACCAAAGAAGAATGCCTTGACTTACCTGAACAAATCTTTGTGACTCGTGATGTAGAACTTACACCACAACAGAAGAAATACTATGAGTTACTGCGTAAGCAACTTGTCGTTTCAACATCAGGTGAGCAAATTACATCAGTAAATGCTGCAGTCGGTATGAGCAAACTCCTACAAATATCTTGTGGTGCAGTCTATTCAGATTCGGGGGAGACACTTGAGTTTGATATTTCCAATCGCTACAAAGTTATGCGAGAAGTTATTGATGAGACCAAGCAGAAGATTTTGATCTTTGTGCCGTTTAAGAACACTATTCAAATCCTAGCGCAAAAGCTAGAACTAGACGGCTTTAGTACCGAGATTATCAACGGGGATGTGCCACACAATAAACGCACTGAGATTTTCAAGAATTTTCAAGAAAAGCCTGACCCACGCATCCTGATTATCCAACCATTAGCGGCGGCTCATGGAGTCACTTTAACGGCGGCTGATACGATTATTTGGTGGGGGCCGACCCCAAGCCTAGAAACATACGCACAAGCTAATGCAAGGGCGCATAGAGCAGGACAGAAGCATCCAGTTACGGTAGTTAGGTTGCAAGGAAGCAACGCTGAAAAACATATGTATAAAATGCTTGACAACCGTATTACAGATCACGTAAAGTTAGTTGAACTTTACAAGAATTTACTTGAGTAAAGTAATATTTGATAGGGAGAATGAGATGGACAATGAAGGATTATCAATAGAAAAACTGACTCGTGTCTACATCAAGATGCGAGAAAAGAAGAGTGAATTAGACCACGAACTTAAACAAAAGATCGGGAAGTTGGAAGATGATATGCAGACCGTTAAGACTGCCATCCTCGACCAAATGAAAGAACTTGGAGTTGAAAGTTTAAGGACTGATGCTGGTGTTGTGTACCGAACCGTTAAGACCAAGTATGCGACAACAGACTGGGAATCTATGGGCAAGTTTATTCTTGAACATGGTGTGCCTGAATTATTAGTGAAAGCGATTAACCAATCTAATATGCAGGCATTTTTAGAGGAAAACCCCGACTTGCTTCCGCCGGGGCTTAATGCAAACATGGAATATTCCGTGACTATTAAAAGGAAATAAGATGGTTGATGAAACCTTTGTACCGATAGAAGATATTGCGAAATACTTTGCTGTTTCCGTATCAACTGTTCGTGGTTGGATTCGACAGGACTTAATCCCTGCGCTAAAGATTGGCGGTGTATATCGTTTCAAAATTGGCGAAGTGGAGCAAGCCTTGCGAAAACTAAGCGGCGGTGAATTAGTAAGAGAAGAAGCAGATGGAAGTCTAACGGTTAACTGTGACCCTAATGATGCCCAACTGACATTAAATTTTAACCCTGACGAAGACATTTAAGGAGAATGACATGGATGACCAAATCCAAGCAGTAGACCCAGCAGTAAAAGCAGAGCAAGAAGCACAGATGCAAAAGCAGTTTCGAGCAATGTGTGTCGATTTTGCAACACGTGCTAAAGATGTAGATTCAGATACTATCATTGATATTGCCAAGAAGATTGGCGCATATATTTCAGGAGAATAATAATGAGCGAAATGACTTTATTTAAAGGCGGACTGCCAGCCTATTTAAAAGCAGCTTCAGATGATGCAACCAATGCCCTAGCTGGTACAGGCGAAGGTGGTTTAGGTGCACGTCGTATTAGCATTAAAGGCGGTGTATTCCGTGAGTTCATTGGCGGTAAAGAGTTCCGTGTATCGGAAGAACGCTCTATGAACGTAGTGATTATTAAAGCTGCGCCGAAAGTATCCCGCATATTTTATGCTGGTAGCTATACCGAAGGTGAAGCAGTATCCCCAACTTGCTGGTCATCCGACAGTCAGCGCCCTGATGAGAAAGTCAAGGCAGAGAACAAGCAATCAGCCACCTGCTTGAACTGCCCACAAAACATCAAAGGTTCTGGTCAGGGTGAAAGCCGTGCCTGCCGTTATCAACAGCGCCTCGCAGTCGTCATCGATGGTGAAATTGATAAAGAAGAAGTTTACCAATTAGTACTGCCACCTACATCCGTGTTTGGTGATGGTGAAAAGGGTAAGCTCCCTCTTCAGGCATATGCTCGCCATCTTAAGAACCACGGTACCCCCATTACCGGTGTGGTTACTGAGATGCGGTTTGACACAGCAAGCCCCACACCTAAGTTAGTATTTAAGCCTGTGCGCCCTGTAACCGAGGATGAGTTCTTGAAAATCCAAGAACTTAAGGAATCTAAGGAAGCTATTGCCGCCATTACCCTGACGGTAGCACAGACTGATGGTGTTAAGGATAAGCCGAAAGTAACGGCTATTGGGCGCACTACACCTGCCGTAGTAGAGGCAGTTGAAGCCGAAGTCATCGACGAACCAAAGAAATCACCACCTAAGAAAGCCGTAGTTGGCAACGAGCCTAAACTAGAAGACCTAGTTGGCGAATGGGATGATTGATAATAAGTAGTAGAAGTTTTGGGGTGTTGCGTACTTAAAGGGTGACTTAAACGACCACTCGCCCCACCTAACAATGGGTGGCTATGAACAATTTAGAATTTTTACAGCAAGTCCTTGGCGACGAAGGATACTACTGCATAGTTGGGCTAAAGAAAGACTCGGACAAACCAGTCCAAAAGTTTTTCCAAAAGCTAGAAGATGCGGCAAATGTTGCTGAGAACTTAAAAAATGAAGGCTATGATGCGTACTACGCTCTAGCTACGTTTGAAGATGGGAAGTCAAGAAAAACTGCTAATGTTAAGCAGTTAAGGTCTTTGTTTATCGACCTCGATTGTGGTCAGGGAAAACCCTATGAAACACAGGTAGAAGCACTTGCAGGTTTAAAGGCTTTTTGTAAAACTACGGGTATGCCGAAACCAACGCTTGTAAACTCAGGCGGGGGAGTACACGCATATTGGCCGCTAACAGAACCTGTTTCACGTGAAACATGGACACCACTAGCTGAGAAGTTAAAGAGCATGTGCGATGAGCACGACCTGTTTGCTGACCCTGTGGTGACGGCTGACTCTGTACGAATCCTGCGTGTGCCGGGGACATTGAACTACAAGAACGATGAGGCTAGACCTGTTACGTTAATCGGTAGCTCATCAGGCTCATATGAACTAAACACACTAAAAGATATTATTGGTGAGCCTATTGTTCGCAAGTCTTATATACCACGTGGTGAGATGGATGATGTAACCAAGGCTATTCTTGGCAACTACACCAATCGGTTTAAGACAATTATGATTAAAACCATAAAAGGTGAGGGTTGTCAGCAACTTGCGCATATAATTAAAGAGCAGGCCACTATGCCCGAACCTATGTGGAGAGCAGGCCTAAGTATTGCCAAATTTTGTATAGATGCAGATATTGCGATTAAGAAGATATCTGAGCATCACCCTGAATACAGCCCAACATTTGCTGACAGCAAGGTACGTAATATCAAAGGTGGTCCTTATACGTGTGCTAAGTTTGAAGAATATAACCCTAGAGGTTGTGACAACTGCGTACACAAGGGTGTAATCAAATCGCCTATTGTTCTTGGCAGAGAAGTACAGGAAGCTAATGATGACGATAACATTGTTGAAGATGTTCCGTTCCAGGTAGATCAAGGTCACACACAGACATACGTTATACCAAAATACCCCGAGCCATATTTCCGGGGTAAAAATGGAGGCATCTACAAACGAGTTGTTAAGCAGGATGACGAAGTAGAAGTCTTGGTATATCACAATGATATGTATATGACTCGTCGCTTGGATGATTCGGAAGTGGGTGAGGCTGTAGTTGTTCGATTACACCTGCCTAGAGATGGGGTGCGTGAGTTCACAATGCCTGCATCTGCAGTTACATCAAAAGAAGAATTAAGGAAGTACTTGTCCTCTAAAGGTTTATGGCAAGGAAAGATAGATGAGATTATGTCTTATCTAATAGCTTGGGGAAATCATATGCAATTAAAAGGTAAAGCCGACACCGCAAGACGGCAGTTTGGTTGGGTTGATGAAAAGTACGAAGCGTTTGTTATTGGTGATAAAGAAATTCGTGCAGATCGTGTAGACCATAACCCACCATCGTCATCTACAGGGCATTTGTTTCATGCGTTTCAGACTAAAGGCAGTATGGATGCGTGGAGAGAAGCTATGGCTTTCTATAAGAAGCCCGGAATGGAGATGCACCAATTTATGATTGGTCTTGCGTTCGGCTCGATTTTTACAGACTTTACTCCTATCAATGCGGCACTCTTACATATCTTTAGTCCTGAGTCAGGTATTGGTAAAACTACTGCGCTGTTTGCAGGAGCTAGTGTTTGGGGCGACCCTACTAAGCTGGTGTTAAAAGAATCAGATACAACAAACTCTAAGATGTTACGTGCTGAGTTATACAACAATCTGTTCCTACCAATGGATGAAGTTACTAATGCTACGGCTAAAGACTTGAGTGACTTTGTATATCAATACACATCAGGCTCACAAAAGAACCGTATGACTGCATCATCTAATGGTGAGCGTCATCGTGGTGAACCTTGGAAACAAGTTGGTGTAAGCACAGGTAATGCCTCTATTATGGAGAAGATGAGTATTTATAAGGCTCTTCCAAAAGGTGAAGCCATGCGTATTCTTGAGGTTCGTGCTAAGCCTGTAGAGGGTTTAGATAAAGCCGAAACCGACGAATTAAGTGCCGCATTACAGCACAACTATGGACACGCATACATACCGTTTTTACAATATGTCATGAATGATATTGCTGGTATCAAAGAGTTATATAAGACTACTCAGTATCGGCTTGACCAAAAGTGTGGGTTTACTCCAGCAGATCGCTTTCACTCTGTACTAGTAGCAGATGGCATAACAGGATTGATGGTTGCTAAACGGGCTGGTTTGATTGACTACGACATTAAACCTATAGTTGAATGGGTTGTTAGTGCAGTTAAGAATATTAAAAGCCAAGTACAGTCTATGGATGTTAGTGCTGAAAGTACTTTAACTAATTACCTTGCAGAGAATTGGAACAACGTGCTTCGTATTAGTAGTACACAAGATGCCCGTAGTTTACCCAAGGATGAAGTAGAGCACTTAGTTATTCCTGATGCTACACCAAGGATGCACTTTATAGCACGACATGAATATGATATTAATATGTTGTATCTTTATACTGATCCGTTTAAGGCTTGGTGTGTTAAGAAGCAGGTAGACTATGCTGGCTTAGTAGACTCCTTGAAACGTGGTAGAACTAAAGCTAAGATTGACAAGAAACGTATGGGTAAAGGCACTCGTATGAGCCTACCATCGTTAGATGTGTTGTGGGTTAACTGTGAAGGATTTATGGATGAGGACAGACAAGAAGAACTCGCCGCCATTGCAGCGCACAAGGCCGCTATTGAAGGTGATGCACTTGGGGCAAGTATGCCCTGATGGTGTAGTTATTGATGTAAATTGGGATAATTTTCATGTGGGGATGTCTGTATTTATCCCTGCAGTTAACTTATCAAGGTTAAACAAACAGATGCAAGCTATAGCAAAGACTAAAGGAATCCAAGTAAAAGGATTCGATAGAATTGAAGGTAAAAAATTAGGTATGCGTTTTTGGCGAATTGTGTAGTACACTTTCTACGCAACGCTCATTCTCCTGTTGCATTGTTCTCGTGAGGAACTACCCCTTGGTCCCCGGCTCAAAAGGCTGGGGATTTTTTTATTGGTCGTATTCGGCAGCGTTACGCATCATCTCGTCATAGAGTTTCTGACTAAACTGAACCCCTTTTACAGTACGCTTGGTAGCTGCTTCAAAGGCTCTTTGCGATGCGTCAAAAGTATCTTCGGTAATACCTAAGTCTGGATGCTTGGCATTTAAGTCTTTTAACTTCTGCTTATACTTTGCAGCATCTTCACCATCACCCATACGGTTAGCTACGTTCCATTGTTGGAGTAACTTAGACTTCTGTTGCAGGATAGTTTTTTCAACACCTTTTAAACGGCTATTAATTTCCAATTGGCGAACATATTCTGCTGGAGCAAAGCCCAATGCTTGAGCTGCAATACTAGCTGCACTAAGGTCTTCTGTAATTGGATCGCCACGTAAACTCTTGGCCCCTTCAGTACCAAAGCGATAAGCTTTAAAGATGTTACCAAGAGCTGATGGAAGTACAGTCTCCACGCCACGCTGCATGTTACCTTCGTTCATAAACTGTAAACCACGTCTAATTTTAGAAGCTACACCAAATGCTGGACCACCAAGAGTTTCTAGCATACCTTGTTCAAATGTTTGTGAACTAGATGATGGATTGCTTCTAAAAATTAAATCGCTCAAGCTAGTGCGGGATGCAATCTCAGCGCCAGTAACATAGTTCAACATACCCTTATAGGCAAACTCACCTACATACTTACGAGTTGCTGTCTCCATGTCATCTTCGTCATCATCTGCAAACAAGTTATACACCATAGCAGCAACACCAAACATTGGAATACCTTGTAAACCAGCAAAGAGTGCAGACGTACCATAAACACCAGCAATCTGACTCATAGCGGCTTTACGTACTTCTGGGCTTTCACCTTTAAGTGCATCACGTGTTACTTTAAATAACATGTAGTACATTGAAACACCATAGCGTTTGAACATGAACAAGACTTTACCCAAGCTATTCTTGGCAATAAGCGGAGCACTTGCGGCAGATACACCACCGTTAGTCATTTCGGTTACGTTAAACGCATACTTAGCTGCTTCAATTTCAGCTTCTTTACCTGTTTTACCTTGCTTCTTGAGCTTAGCCATCTGCAGGTCATAGGCAGCCATCATAGATACTTCACGGTTCATACGCTCACCATGATGGAATGCAAAGCTAGAAGCAGCATTTAAAGTACTACCCCAGTCTTTTCGACCATCTACTTCCAATACATCATGGAACTGTGAACGGTTAAACTGACCGAGCTTCTGACCTTCTTCA